AGCTTTTAAATCTTTAATAGCTTGAACCTCAGAAGCATCAGCTTTTAAATCAAACATAGTTTGAACCTCAGAAGCATCAGCTTTTAAATCAAACATAGCATTTAACTGAGAAGTTAAAGAGCCATAAGCATAACTAAACCTTAAACTCATACCATTATAATCTGATAAACCTTGAATTTTACCTAATACAATGTTAAGGTCTTCTGGCCTTAAATTAACCTTTACTACATTACCACCTATTACAGATACACCCCAAATTAAGTTATTCGCTGGTATATTAGAAGCTTGAACCTCACCATTAGATATAACTACTTCTTCAGTACTGAACTCCATCGTCCTTTCACTAGATTTAGCTACTAGCACAAATGAATTATCAGCGGCATCGTATCTGTACACGGCTTTACCCGGTCCAGCGTCTATATCAGCTATTGCATCTGCTACTAGAACTGTCATACCGTCAACTTTTCTTTTTAAGCTATTTCTTTCGCTGATATTACTTACAGACACATCATCTGTTATATGTCTTATTATCGCCATAAATTCTCCTTAAACGAACAGAGATACTTAAGTATCTCTGTTCGTTTGTTAAGCCATAATGTAATCGTATTGACCCATTACAGATTTACCATCAAATTGACCAGCTGTATCTGCGTGAACATTGAATGTCTTACCTGAAGCATCACCAGCATCAAGTGTTACTTGGATATCCCAAACTCTACTTTCTGTATCGATATGTCTAACTGTCATAAAGTTTAATACTCTACCACCTTTAGGAGCTTCTGTAAATACTATCTTGTCGTTAGATACAGTAACCATTTCAGTTGCTAGAACTGAACCACCTGTCTTAATAGCTGCAATTACTTCATCTTTAGAATAAACATCAATGTTAGTTCTAGCAACTGAAATATTAGCTAAATCGCTTAAGTTGGCTGCAATAGCAACTTTAAGTGCCTCTTCTTTTTGAGCTCTAGAAACTTCAGAAGCTAAACCTTTATCAAGTCTACTAACTTCAGTGTCAACCTTATTCTCAACTCTTACAGTTTCTTTATCTTGAAGAGCATTTTTAGCATCAGACTCTTCTTTGTACTCTATCATCTTAGAAGTTCTAAGAGCCGCCAAGTCTGTAATAGCTTTATTTAAATTACCATCAGCTTCTTGGAATGAAGTCACAACCTCAGATAAAGAGTCTAAAGCAGCATCATCTACATTAGATAAAACATTATCAACTCTATCATTTAAGTCTGATACATCTTTATTAGTATCTTTAATTTCAGAGTCTAGGTTAGATTGAACTAAGTTAATAGCAGTCTCAGCTGCAGCTTTGTTAAGATTTATAGTAGACTCTAAACCATCAATATTAGACTGTAAGTCTTTATCAACTGAAACAGAAATATTTTTATTTGAACTAATAATACCTTCAACTCTAGTAATTTCAGAACCTCTAGTAGACTCTTCAGACTCTATCTTTTCTAAGTTAGCTTTATCTGCTGCTGCTCTTAATTGAGCTTCATTTGCATCTGCTTGAACTAACGCTGTTAACTCTCCTGTTAAACCATACACTAAACTCTTATCTTGTTTTAATACACTCATAGTATTACCTTTGTTTTGCTCTTTTGAGCTTATTACACATTGCGTGTTAAGTGGTTAAGCTTTTTTATAAAAGCTCTAATTTCTTTCAAGATGGGTTTATATGACTCACTATACTCCGACAGCGCTATTGAATAGCTTTGTGGGGTCATATGAACATATATACCTTCTTTTTTAACTTCAACTTTATAGCCTTTTACTACATTTAGCCAAGCTATGAAATAGTGGTCATTTAGCTTTATCAAACTATACCCTTTCAGTTAAGTAAGTGACAACACAAAAGAAACCATTGAGGTTATCTTCTGTATCAAATTCTATGGACTTACAATCAATTGACGCTTTACAAGTAACTCTATTTACAATTACATTCGGTCTTGTTTCATCAAATATCAATGCCATACCCCAGACTATATCACCTATAATTTTACTAGGTGTTATAGCTTTATTATCTTCTATTAATAAATATTCCGTCGTTTTAAGTATTGAATTTTCAACCCTACTAACACCACTAGCTTCAGCTTTTCTGGTCTTAGACAAAACATTTATCAAGTCTCTAGTTCTACTCAAAGTTATTCCTTTCAGTTAAGAGGTTATTTATATTATAGTGTTCCCATATCCAGACTGCTGTCAATGATTTTAAATCTATCCCAAGCTCTAATAGTTATTTCATCTCCTGTATCATTAACAGGGTCAACTAATGTGACTAAGGTCCCATTAGATGCTGTCCAGTCACTAGAGCTTAAAAGCCTCCCATTATAATGAACTGTCAAATAGCTAGAATCTGAATGATTAAAACCAAAATTAGTTTGTCCTTCATTACCAGTGAACTCTGTCTCATTAAAAGTATGTCCTGTTGTCATATCTAGTAATGTTTCTATATTAATAGCTAGTGTATTAATCTCCGAAATATAGTCTTCTACTATATTTATCTGGCTAATATTATTAAATACTACGCTTATTTTATTAAGCTCATCAGATAAAGCATTTAAACTAGTGATACTTTCACTTATAAGATTAACGCTTTCTATGCTGTTTGCTATAGTAGTAATAGGTGTTATATTATCACTAGTGTTTACTATACTAGTGATGTTATCAGCTACTAATTCTATATTACTAGAAGTTAGGTTTAAACCATTAGCCACTGTTTCTATCTCTGAGATAGTCTCATTTAAGTCTTCTGCTACTTTCATAACAGCCGCTAAGTCGTTAGCAACAGTAGTAACTTTATCTATATTGTCCGAAACATTAATTATTGCTTCTTTATTTGTATCAACAATCTTAATTTCACTGTCTATTTGAGCAAGGTTATTAACATTTTCTATAAAACCCATAAGCTCTCCTTTTGTGCACTTGTTATTTCATCTGGAAGACCCAACTTACCAAGAAATATATCTGCTTTCTCTATCTCTATATTAGTAATTTCACCTGCTTCAAAAGCTTCAAAGTCTCTCATAAACCTATTAAACTCTGGAGTGTTCATTGTTTTGTCTCTGTTAAGTCTATAAACTATATCATTACTTAATTGAAGTAAATCTTTATTCGCATTATACGTATATAACGTAGCTTGAGCACTTCTGCTTTGCGGCTCATATTGTAAAACTTCCATTATACAAAGCCTTGGTAAGGGCAAATAAAAGGTCTACTAGTAGCTAAGAAACTCTTACTGCTTTCAGCCAAAAATCTTTTAATCTCTTTATTATAAAGTAACATATATCTACTACCTACATTAACATCTTGTGCATCGAAATCACGACTTAATGCTCTTGCTACAATATAATAAAACAAACCTAAGTCATAACTTAAGTCAATAGTCAAATCATCAGTTAAGCTTAATACTGGAACTGGGTTAGCTAAATAAGTAATAGCTATCTCTTCAGGCTCAGTAGGTATTGGTGTAATTTTTATTGCACCTCTATCTATGTTATCATATATAGCATAGCTAGGATTGCCCTTAGCTGTTTTCCAGTCTTTATTGAAGCTTTCTATCCATCTGGTAGTAACTAATGAGAGTGAGCTATTGTTAAAAGCTATAGACTTAAGTAGTCTTACATCTTCTGGTAGAACATAAGTGTTCTTATCAACTGACGTTAATATATTAATAGTTTTATGGAAGCAGTTAGTCTTGTAAACTATGTCTTCTTGAGCATCAGTAAGTATACCAAGTAAACCAACATCAGACCATCTAGACTTATCTAAATCAGATAATTCGTGTCTAACTTTATCAATTAGTTTTTCAACTCTTGTCATAACTTTCCTTTCTCAATAAGTAGTAGGTCAATTAAGACCTACTAAAAATTAATCAGTGTAAGTACCTTCAGAAAGCTCAGTTTCTATATACTCCACAACTATTTTAATTCTACCAGCTGCATCAGGAGCATCGGCACCAGCTACAACAGTAACACTTCCACCAGTAGCGAAATATGCTTTTGCTTGTGTACCTTCTTGAACTCCGGCAACACCAACAACAACTTCATCTCCAACAACTGTTGAACCAACTTTAATATCTACTGTATCAGTAGCAGTACCAGAAGGTGTAATAACTACAGCATAAGCTCTAGTAACCAAAGAAGCCTCAGGAAGAGTAAATAGCGTATCATTCATTGTAGCAGATGTAGAAACTACACCTGTTACTGATACGCTAACTTCTTTCTTTTGATTATTTTTATTTTCAAATCTTAAATCAGCCATATCTTACTCCTTATGCTGTTAAATCAACTGTAACAGAAACAATACCATAATTGTATCCTGCAAGTTTACCATCAGTGTTATCCGCATTTTCTGCTACTAATTTAGAAGGTTTAGCTGCACACCAAGTTTCTAAACAAGACTCACTAAATTTACCAAAGTCTGTTGCTTCATATTTATAATCAGGCATCATACCATTTGCTTTTTGGAATGCTCCAGCACCTAAGATTAAACCTCTTGAGTATTTAGCAGTACCAAAACCAGATTGACCAGTCCATTTACCAGCAGCATCTTTTTGTCTTAATCCAGCCATTTCAACACCAGTGTTGTCATAGTTAAAGTAATCACTATTATCAAGAATTGCGCCTTCAGTAGAACCAAAGAATGTACCACCTTCAACGAATAAGAAAGAACCAATTTTACCAATAACACCTTTAATAAGTCTGTTATCATTACCTCTAACGTCTGCATCTTTAAGGATTGCGCCTGCGCCAGCTTGTTTTAAGAATGCTGCTTTCATAGCTACATCAAGAACAAATAACCAAACACCTTCACCATTAGATAATCTAAACGGTTTTAATGGAAGTCTTCGAGCGTAACCAGCAGGGTTAGTATCAAATCCTGTACCTGTTTTAACAACTTGCTCTATTTTCATAATAGCGTCTAAATCAAAATCAGTAGCATCAAATGCTAAATCAAATTCTGCGCCTTGTTGACCTAAATCAAAGAATGCCTGGTCTTCAGAACGAACCCACAAGTCAGCTAATCTACTTCTACTATCAGAGTGCTCATTAATAGATAAATCGCCTATTACAACACCATCAAATTTAGTACCATTGTCAACTACATATCTATAGTCAGCTACTGTAACTTTATCAGAGAACTTTTTCTTTTGTTCACCTTTACCTTTTGCTGTAGTATTACCTTTAACTGGTCTACCACTTAAATTACCATCGTAATCAAATACAACTGTATGCCCTTTTGAAGCACTAATATCATTTTCAACCATAATGATTGAGTCTTGAGTTTTACCTTTATAAGGCGCCCAGAATGATGTAGCTGATTTTTGAATTAAGCCTTCAGAGACCCATGCTCTTCTTACTAAGTCAGAAGAAGCATCAACTTTACCTGTACCATTTGCCATTTCATTTCCTTTATTTAATTAACCTAGTATCTATTAAAATACTAGGTTTTTATAATCTTTAACGATATCTTTTTTCACCGCGCCATCTGATGGTTTCTCATCGCCACCTACTCTTGATAAGTCAGGCTGATTTAAGGTTTGATTACCATCACCAATAACCTTTGGAGCTTGTAAATAATTCGCAACTTCCTCGAGGTAAGCTTCGAACGTTACTTCTCCAGACTCTAGCTTCTTATTAATTCTGTTAGGAACATCCAATTGTATAACCTCATCAGTTAATACTAAGTTTGGATAGCTAGCGTTAAATTCTGCAAGAACTTGAGTCCGTCTTTCTAACTCAGCTTGTTGAGCTGCCATTTTACCCGCCTCATTCAGAGTTTCTTTATGTTTGCTATATGCCTCTGTTTCCAGCTTGTTCATCTTAGCTCGCCAAGCATCCGGATTTTCATACTTTAATTCATCTAATTCTTGCTTAGTCGCTTCATCAAGTTCTATTTTTGGTGTTGTCAGCTTTTCCAAAGCTTCTAATCTAGCTTTAGCTGCTTTCAATTCTTGTTGAGACTTAGTATAAGCTCCTTGAGTATCTTTAAATCGTTTCTCAAAGTCTACACTCGAATCATTCTGATTATCAGTACTAGTTGAGGTAGCATCTACATTTTTCTGTTCTGGATTACCCATTTTATATCCTTTATTTTTAATTAAAACTATTATATCATATCTAACATTAAACTAACATTAAACGTCATATACATTTCTTACAAAGTTAGTTGATTTACTAAATCTTCTGCTTCTTATATATAATTCTGTTATAGGCTTATTTTTACATCCTACAGCCATGTATCTAAGCATATCAGCTGTATGTGAGTGCTCATCATGTACAGGGGCATCTAGAAATACATCAAATTTAGCATCATACTTTTTCCTATAGTTTTGTATTGATGATATAACTACTTTACACTCTTCATTAATACTAACGTCTTTAAGGAACTGCCTAGTTGCTTCTAT